AGGTAAATATTTTAAACATATATACCTGTAAGTGTGGACTCACGAACTATAAAATTAGTTAAACCTGAAAATCTTTCATCAGGAAAAAAAGAAAAAGTGTCCCGAAAAAGAAAAGAAAAAGATAACAGAAAATAAAAAACTTTTCTAAAATATGAATATTATGATACGTAAAGTGAGTAAAAAACAAGCCAAAAAAAATGCAGAATTGGCAAAGATTAAAAAGAAAATGAAAAAGGTGTGTTTCTTTTGCGGTGGGCGTGGATACGACCTTTGCCACGTGTTGCCAAGGTCACTTATGCCACAATATTACACCGAAGAGTGGAATCTTATAATTGCTTGCCGAACACATCACGAAATGTTTGATAATCATGTAGAGTTTCGCAAAATGTTCAACTCTCTATATGAGCAAGTTGTCCAAAAAGTAAATTTAGAAGACGTCGGGAGAGTTAAAAATTACTTCGGGAGATGAGACAGAAATATAAAAATACGAAGTATCACGGTTACGCATCTAAAAAAGAATATTACCGTAGCAATGAACTAAAATTACTTCAGAGGGCTGGTGAAATTTCTGATTTAAAAGAACAGGTCGTGTATGAACTTTTACCATCGCAATTTGAGGTGGTAAACGGTAAAAAGAAATGTGTTGAGCGCTCGGTTAAATATATTGCCGACTTTCAATACACAGATAAGAATGGTAACTTGGTAGTAGAAGACACCAAAGGATTCCGCACGCAATCATATATCATTAAGCGAAAATTAATGCTTTACATGCATGGAATAAAAATTCGAGAGATTTAAGTTTACTTAACTCCAAAAATTTGTATATAAAATTTCTATTCGCTACTTTTGGTACAGGAACAAAAATAATAAAGATGAAACAGAATTTTCCATACGCATCACATAACCCCAATCAGGGCAAATTTACTATCGGTATATATTCATCTTTATGTTTTGTTCCACCCGATAGTTTTTTGTTTCTGGTTGGGGTTTTTTATACACACTAAAATGGAAACAAAATTGATACTTTTAAAAAAACTATGGCTTTCATAAAAATAGACAGGAAATTCTTTGAGGGACAATTCTGGGAACAGGAAAGAATTTTCTCTTATGCAGAAGCATGGATTGATTTAATTCAATTAGCTAGGTATCAAGAAAAGCCGGAAAAAAGGTTACTAAAAAATGGACGAACAATAACAATAAACAGAGGTGAATTACATGCAAGTTTACGGTATTTAGCAAAACGATGGAATTGGAGTGTTGGTAAAGTAAGCCGTTTTCTAGAAAAGGCTATTTCAGAAGACGCAATTAAAAGGCGAACGGAACACTGTGAAACCATCTTAACTCTCTCAAATTATGGTACTTACAACCAACTACCAGACGATAATGAATACACCGGCGGAACACCAAAACAGGTTAAAATACGTAAAAACAGACAAAAAACGGAACACCAAACGGAACACCAAACGGAACACCAAAAACATACCATAACTAACAACAATACAAGTAATTATAAAGAAGAAAAAAATGGAAACGAAACACCAAACGGAACACCAAACGAAACATTAATAGATACACCAATAGATACACCGGCGGAACAAACTCAAGAATATAAAGAAGGAAAAGAATATAAAGAAAAGAAATATATAAAAGAAAAGAAAGGAGTTTCTAAAAATGGAGAAAAAGTTATAAAAACCAATCACGACCCACCAAGCCAAGAAGTTTTAACCGCTTTGGATGGAGTTATAGACACAGAATTAGATGAATGCCAAAAAGCATTAAGTAACGATATTCAGTGGAAAGAAATATTTTGCATGAATAATCGAATACGTGCAGAGACATTCGACAAGTATTTAGAGCAGTATTTCAAGAAACTACAAAACGAAGGCGTAACAAAAAAATCAGAGCGAGATGCAAAATTTCATTTCGCAAATTGGTTTAGAATTGAATATAAGCGAAGACATGAAGAAACAACAGGACGGAGATATAAAAAACTTATGTAGCATTACTCTACCGTACAATGAGAAGGCAGAGAAAGCTACAATAGGAGCGATGCTCTTTGAAAAAAATGCAGTGTATGATGTGATTGATTTCCTTAAGCCAGAGATGTTTTACAATGAGTTTCTGAAAAGTGTTTACGAGGCAATTTTGAGGGTTGAGGCAAATTCACAAGTCGATTTAATAACCGTAGTTGAGGAATTAAAAAAAACGGATAAAAATATCGATATTTCGAAAGTGGCTTTTTTAACAGATGAAGTTGCATCTGCAACGCATATAAAAACACATGCGTTAATTGTATATCAGAACTACATAAGGAGAAAATTAATTCTTTCGTGTGCAAAAACATTTTCGGATAGCAACGATTTGTCGGTTGATGTTTCCGATTTAATTGATGCACACTTATCGGATATAGAGAATCTTTTAAACAGTGCAATAGAAAACGAAACAGTAAATATCACATACGCAGCATCGGAGGCTTTCGCAGCTTATAAGGAGCGAGAGAAAATGGTGCTTGAGGGGAAAAATGTAGGAATTCATACAGGATTGAATAAATTGGATAGAATCTTGAATGGATTTCAAAAGGGAACATTAAACATAATTGCAGCCAGACCTGCAATGGGAAAGACGGCTTTTATGTTAAACATAGCCAGGAAGGCAGCAAAGAAAGGATATAATGTTTTTATCGTTTCACTCGAAATGACAAAAATATCTTTGGTTGACAGAATGATAATTACAGAGAGCGGAATTGATTCGAATAACTACAAGGCAGGGAGGTTGACGCCAGAGGAATACGTGTCGATGATTAGTGGGAAGGAAAATGTATCCATACTACCTATCGAGATTAATGACACGGCATTAATGACGGTGCAACAAATCAAATCACAAGCCAAGAAACTTAAGCGGAAGGGGAAATGTGATATAGTTTTGATTGATTATTTACAATTAATTGAAGCCCCTTTTGTGAAAGTTAGGACAAAAAATGATGAGGTAGCGGAAATAACAAGGACATTAAAAATAATGGCAAAAGATTTAAATATACCTGTGGTGTTATTATCGCAATTAAACAGAGAGGTTGAAAGGAGGGGGGATAAAATACCTATTTTAGCCGATTTAAGAGATAGCGGAGCAATAGAACAAGACGCAGATGTTGTATTATTTATACACAGAGAGCATTATTACAACGACGAGGCAGACCCGCATAGAGGCATAATCAGAATTGCCAAAAACAGAGAGGGGATGGTAGGTGATATAGAGTTTTGGGTAAATGACACTATATCCGATTTTAGAGATGATGAGCCTTTTACAGGGACATTTGTTTCGGGAAATTATGAACGAGAATACGAAACACCGTTTTAGTATAGGAAGATGAAGCTGGTAGAAACATCGCAAAACGCAAATAAACGATTAAAAAGAAATTAAAGGCATGAAAACAGCAAAATACATTTCAGACAGAGAGAAAGTTAAAGAAGCTATCATTGAGATAGTAAAAAACAAGAAAAATGAAGGCGTTGAGCCTGCATTCGCTACGGTGGGAGAGATAGTGTCTCATTCAGGAATGTGCATATCAGATGTAAATTGTGAACTGTCGATATTAAGGAGTGGTGGAGTAATAAAGCAAGTGGAGTATTTTAAACATTCTCATCCCGTCGGTTGGAGTTGGGGCTATATAATTGCTGATGCTGAATGGAAGGATTATAAAGAATACTGGAAACGTATATCCGGGTAAGGGTGGATGAAAATACGATTAAATTGGTTAAACCGTCAAAAATTAAAAATAATGAGAGGAATATGTTTTAAAGAGCAGCTATTCGATTTAACCGTAAATGGTCGAAAGACCGTTACAAGAAGAATGGCGGATAGGTATAAAGTTGGAGAAACTCTTTATCTAAAAGAGCCGTATTTCGTTAATACCGACGGAAGTGTTGATTATAAGTTTGATAATAAAGTAAAGCATGAAAAATGGGAAAACAAATTATTTATGCCTAAAAGACATGCACGATATTTTATTAAAAT